GGTGACTATTGAATTGTCGCCAAACAATGTAAATCTTATATGAGAAGAAAATTGATCGCCAGCAGGAGTTACGGTCCATGTCCAACAAATAAAATAATCTCCTTCTCTGTTCGAAGAAGCATCCCAATTAAATTCAAAAATGCCTTTTACTGTGTTCCCATCAGCGTCTTCAGTGATGTGCTTTGCAATTGAATTTTCTATGTCGCTACTTAGCCAAGCAGGAAAGTCTTGTGTTCCAAGACTGTAAACAATGATTGCGTCTTTAAAATAAAAAGTATTTGAAATTTTACTTCCATCTAATTGATTTTTTATTTTTTTTAAATTTATTATATTAGCTTCACTTGGATCTTCACATGTTGCTTTATATGCATTTTCTAATTTTATTTTATCTTCATTTTTTTCGTATGTGTTAACATATTCGCTAATGCTCGTATTGTTGAAGTCTCTTTCTACAAAATAAATTTTAATCGTGTCTATCTTGTACGGATCGAATAGACACTGACTGGAGTTTTCTGTGGATAATTCAAATCTAATTGGAGTTGTATTTAATGCTATGTTTGTTTTAACAGCATTTAAATATAATTTTTCCAAAACAGAATTACCTAACTTTGTGATCAATATACTATTTTTTTCAATAACATCATTGAACTGATCGATAGGCTTTTTAATTTGCGGAATATTTTTTTCTAACAATGTATCTCCAAAATTAAATATATGTGAACGAAATCGATGTAGCATCCAATCTTATTATCTCGAAAAATTTAGCTGTGACAATGTGTCCGCTATTGTTTGGGTCATCTGTCGTAAACCCTATTTCGTATCTTTCGACTTGTGGTACATCTGATATTTTCTTTAGTAAGTCTAAATCTCTAAGTGTTTCTCCGTATTCCCAATTAGCTAATGCAAAAAATTCATTTACTCTTCTTGTTATTTTTTCTCGCATTTCTTCTTCGAATTTTCTGTAGGCACGAGGAACTACTGCCTCTATTGAAAGATCAACTATTATTTGTGTTCCGTCTTTTATACAAACATAATCTGTAAATATCTTTTTTTCTTCTATGGCATTTTGAAGTTCGTTTTTCAAAGTTTGAGAAGCAATGGTTAATCCAGTTGTTAGGTCTCTTGCTAAAATGTACAAATCAATAATGTTGGCGGCACAACCATAGTTCCTTAAAACCGCTACAGACTTGCCAATCTGACCGTTGTAAGGAGTCGAAAACAAGTCAGTAAATGTTTTGTAATCTTCGCCAGTTACAATTCTGTTTTGCATCTTTAAGTATCTTGGAAGACGATCACGAATGTCGTCTATGGTGTCTCCATCGTATCCATATTCGCCTCGTGTGTAATTTGAATATGTGATTGGTACTGGGAACTGAAATTCTTTGGCGTTAATGATGGTTTGTGTTTCTACTAAACCACTAATGATATTTCCAATTATTCCGCCGCCAGATCTGTAGGTCATTTGAATTGAAGATCCGTCAGGCGGAATCAGACCAGCTTTGTTGTTTCCGAAAATTACATAAGCATGGTATTCAGAATCGAATTCTACACGAAATTCTTTTCTTGGTTGCGAATCTGTAAAGTAATCAACTAGTTCCCAACTAGATCCATCTATGCTTACACGAATAGAATCAAAAATGACTGGATATTGTTCTAATTGATAAATTTGATTTGTTTGACCATTACCTCTTGGATTGTCGGTATATGTTTTGCCTTCTAATCCTATGACGCTTGCATTTATCACAGATCCAGCTGGGATAACTATGTCTTGATCCAGCATTGGTTTGTTGTTTGCATCTGCTGGAAACAATTCATATGTTATTGATTCTCCACCACTAGCAAAAGAAATATCAAGTGGAGTTGGTATAGTTAAATCTGAAGTTAAAGGATTTTGAATTGATGCTGAAAATAAAGATCTTGCTGATATTGGTGGTTGTGGTTCGAATCCCACTAATTTTGCCAGCCTAAAAGCGTTTTCTTTTTCTGTTACTGTATCGATAAATATCTCATTTGCTATTTGATCCATTTTAAAAGAAAGGGTGTCTGCTATGAAAGCCCAATTTTCAATTAACATAATCGATATGTCAGACTCGACAAAATCATTAAATTTATCACCAAATTTTTGTTGTATAAAATCTACAAGTCTATTTTTCATAGACCAAAAGTCTTGATTTGTGTAATTCAAATTAAACACAACAGGTTTTACTGTTATTTCTGATTTTGCATATGGTGTTATGTCGAAAGGACAATTATTTATTGCCATGAGGCCTCCGTTAAGAAATTGTATCTGGTAAGTTTAATATTAGTGATTGAACATTTCTAATGTCGTTTGGATCAAAAAATAATATTTTGATATATAGTATTGATTCTTTTTCCGATCTATCATCCAAACTATCGAGACTAGAATCTGTTATCTTAGATATTTCAATTTGACTTATTCTAATTCTAGGTTCGAACTGATTAATGGAGTCAGCAATGATTTTTTTTGCTTCAGCTTGAGCTATTGGATCGTTTGGCTCAAAAAATAATTTTTTTAATGGTGTGCCATAAGTTGGCAACATGACTCTTTCCATTGGATTCGTTAAAAGCAAAGAAAGCATGTCTGCTTTTATTTTTCTAACCCCGTATTCGGTATGTAGAAAACCACCGGAATCTTTTACGATTGGATATGGTGTTCCTAAGAATTTTTTTGTAGCCATTTTTATTTCCCTTCTAGGCTAGTGTTGTTTAAATCATTTGAAAGTGCTTTGGTTGCATCATTAAGACCTTTGGCATCCGTTGGGGGTGCGCCCTTGCAAAATGGAGCTATTTGTTGTAATGAAAGATTAGTAGCATTTCCAGAGGTACTAGCGAATACTCTATCGCTTAATTTCACGCATCCGCTATTTGGGTCGTAAACGCACACGGGACCGATACAAGGACCTTTTGTGCCATCTGGAATTGGACCACAATCACTACCAGCCAAAAGAAAAATATATTTTTTGGCAATAAATAAATGTGATTTCAATGTATAGTTTATGTACATGTCTTTTGTGTAAACCAATTTCATTTTAGTTATAATTTCTATTTTATCAGATGGGTTTTCTGGATCTTCTCCGATTATTTCGTATTTGTTGTCATATGTAGATATCACGTAATTACCGCCAACACGCAACATTACAAGACCCGGACCTGATCGGACTTCTTGGAAAAGATGAAAATGCGGACCTCTTACTTTGTTATTTTTTTGAGGAGCAGTAATTTTTATGTATTGCCTAACTGTTTTGTCTTGTCTGTTTTCGTCTTTCATTAAGATTTCAAGTCCATAACCTGATCTGATTCTTATAAATGCTTTTTTAGCTTTGCTGACTGGAACTCCACCTTCTGCACGACACGGACCACATTGTTCATTTGTTTCATCGCACATGTGGATTACATGTTTACTGGTAGATTCCATGTAAATCCCTCGTTTTTCCCCGCCCATATTTGGTAGACATCCCGGACAATTAGGCTCTGGAACAGTATGATCGTTTAATTCGATTTTATTTCCAGTAGCAGTTAATAATCTAATGTAATTATTTGGTCCTCTTAGTTTAGATCCAGCTACTGGATCGCATTTTGGTTCTTCTACATCGCTCATCTCAATGCTATGGCCAGTTGTAGATTTCCAATATGTTCTACCAACAAATTTGTCGTTACATCCAAAGTCGAATGATTCTGTTGCCCTTTCCCATTCGACTTTTCCTCGTGGTTCTTCTACGCTATCATCCATAACAAATGTGTGTCCACTAATTGACAGTAATTGTATTCCAGTTTGAGGAAGGTCACACTTGTTGTTTTGAGGTGTCTTTGGTCCAGCATAAGGACGACATTCTTCTTTCCTTTTAAAGAATGGATTTTTACCACCTTGGCTTTTTGGGTAACATGTTTCAGGATGACCAGTTCTTGGATGGCCAATTAATATTGTGCTATTACTTTTTTTACCTTCACATTCTGTTTTTTCTTTTGGCGGATCATCAAGATTTGGATAAACATCCTTGGTTAAAGCGTCTGCTTGTAATTTAGCGTCACTTGGATTTGGATCGAAGTATTTAATGTCTTTGCCTATATCACCACCTTCTTGACAAATAGGAGGCTCACCGGGTAAACAATCTGGGTGAACCCATTGTCCTCCATGATGTAAATGGTCGTCTTTGAAGCAAAGCCAATTACCACAACCAGACATTATTTCTATTCTTTTCCATCTACGATTACAACGAGGATCTCCATCGCTCATTTTCATCATGTGTTTGTCTGGAGTTTTAAATCCATATATGTGAGGATAAGTTAATATTTTTTGAGCATTTACTTGATCTGTAAAATCTGTAACTGTGTCTATGTCATATCCGTTGTAGCTTTCTGTGTTCCAAGGAGGAAGTACTTGCGTTTCGTCATCTGGTCCAACATAATATCCTTTTCTATGTCCGCTATGGATTTTATCATATTCTGGGATATTAAAGCCACCAAACTTTTCTTCACCTTGACCTCTGTTTCTATGCCAAGTAGTACCAATGTAGTATGCAGCTTCTCTTAATCCGCCATCAAAAATCAAACAAATTGTCGATCCAGCTGGAGGCACCCAACTGAGACCACAATCATCAAATCCACCCATCGAAGAAATTGGATTCGCCCAAGGAAGTGATTTCAATGGTGTTTTTGGATTTTGTAAACTTGGGCAATAAAATCTAACACAGTTTTGTTTCCATATGTCTACTGTGTCCACACATAAAGCGGTGTACATTCCGCCTAACGCTTCGTCTACATCTCCTTTCCACGAAAGGTCTTGGTTTTTTTCTCTTACGACTCCACCGACTTCGTAGTCGATATTTCCAAGTCTATTCTCCAAAGCGTTAATTTTTCTTTCTAGTGCAGCATAATTATTTTTTTTCATTATTTTTTACCTTTTTTAACCGGGTTTATCTCCAAGTGAAACTTCCATATTTTCAACTTTCCATCCTTGTCCGCCAAGAGGGGTGCTTGCATTCAATTCTGCATTAGGACTCAGAAGCGCAACCTTAAATGTAGTAACATATTTTCCATCTGTGATTTGATGATCAACTCCCATAATTTGCCATGTACGGTTTGATAAAATTTCGTTAACTGGTTCTTGCGCTATCCAAGTGCAGCCTCTAATTACAGCAGGATTTATAACAATAATAGCCATGGTTTTTCCTACAATGCCACCTTGACCATAATTGTAAGCAAACTTAGGATTTCCTTGAACCGTTAATTCTGCTTCGATGGTGTTGACTATTTCGTTTCCTCTTGTTGCCGCAGAATGATTTGTGAGTGCTTCACTTGTTGCTTCTACTTGGGCGGCTGGTGGTCTCCACCCATGTTGTACTCTATCTATAGCTGCTTTTTGCTCTCCACCAATTGTCTCTCTTTCATTCTGTATTTCATTGGCTTTTTGCACATCGTTTCTATTTTTGATTCCTGCTTTCGGAGGAGATGATGCACCGCCAGATACTGCTCCTGTTCCGCTATTTTCAAGTATCCAATTTATTTTTGGATTAAAACTTATTACAGGACTACAATTGCCTCCGTTTACGACATATGTTCCAATGCTGTTTTTACATTGAGCTAGGCTTTTCGGGTCTTCTTGGAATACTAGACTTAAAAGGTTTTCGTTATCAAAATTTTGTGTGATACCTCTTTTGTTGCTTGTGTTGACTCCATTTAGCCAATTTCTAGTTGTGCTTAATTTGTTTTTTTCTTTGGTTTGCCAAGTACCCCAAGGTCCATTCTCCCCACCATCTTTATTGCGGAAACTAAACTCGCCTCCCGTGCCAGCAACTCCATCGGCATCCCATTTCCTGAAAATAACTCTATCTACTGGTGGTGTGTAGTTTCCTGTCCATATTTTTCTTAAGGAATTTTTTAAGTTCATTTTATTGTCATCGTCTCCGAATTCGTTCAGTCCTTGTGTTTGATTATTGTTTCTTTGCATTAAATCGGTGCATTCCACTGATATTTTATAGACACCATTTTCGAATGAACTTTCTACTGTTTGAACTAAGAAATGTAATTCTCCTCCTGCGTCTAAGTTGGTAATTTTACCGTAATTACCATTACAATCTCTGGTTACCCAACCGAACCTGCATTGAGCTTTTCTCATATCTGGCAATACTTGTTTTTTTGTTTTATTTAATGCCTTGAATGTTTTTTTGACCCATTCCCATGTTTCGTTTATTATTTCCACTTTAAATCCAACTCCATTAGACACCGATCTACCGAATTGGAATGATTTTATACAGGCAGTGCCATCTTTTGATAAGTTTCCAATGTTGCTATTTGTAATCGTCTGGCCTTCAATAATAATTTCTACAAAAGGACCAACAACGGCAGATGGCAATGGGGCAATTTGAGGATTACATATGTACCGACTTACCCTATAAGATCTTGGATTAAATAAACATGCCATTGTATTTTACCTAAAAAAGTTTTCTGGTATTGTGATGTTTAATCCAGCTTTAAAATTATAAACATCTTTTATTCCATTGAATTCCAAAATTTGCCACCAAAATTCCGAAAGTCCATACGCTTCATAACTTAACAAATCTGGTCTGTATTCGTAATTTTTACTTACAACTGCATACCTTACATTTCCACTGTAAGGTTGTGTAGATTTTTTGTATGTAGTGAATGTTGTGATTTTGTTGTCTGTATAATATATTAATTTAGAATCAATATATCTGCTAGATGAATTAACAAATCTTCTTGTTGGCACACTATTGTTTATTTCTATGTAGTTCGGCATTTATTTTAACCTTTTAAGAAATTATAGATATATCTTCTGCGTATGGAAGTTTATCTCCACCATTGCTTGCGTTGTCGTACACGACTTCGAAACTTAAATCCATATCGACCTTATAAGGTATGCTTACATTTTTACCACTATCGTTATACCAAGGTACGTCGGTTGGATATTTAAGAGAGTAAGTTTTTAAAATACAACATAATTCTTTTTTATCGTCTAGTATGTTTCCTAATTTTAGCTTGGCCAAATTCGGAGGTATGTATGGCTTGATTTCATTGCTTGGATACACCAAACTTTGTAAAATTCTTATTTCCCTTAATATTTGATCGACTCTATCTCTTGTGTCTACTATCCAATGGTGATTCCATTGAATCACTCTGTTTTCACTAAACGAATAATTTTTAAATGGGGTGCTTCTTCCAATGGCGTTTTCGTCTGCGTATGAAGCTCCTTTTGAGTCAGACACATCAGGAAGTATGTACGCAATTATCTTTGTTTCTTTTACTTTGATGTATATATCATCTATATCTAGAAGTTTTCCACCTAATGCTGTTGCTTTCATTTATTTCGGGCCTCCATCACCAGTGTTTCTCATTCCGACTCCAGCGCCTCTATGAAACTGTCCTGTTCCCCACTTATAAAGATTTATTGGTTTTCTATTTATTTTTCTAGATGCTGTGTCTGAGTCTCCAAGATAAGAATCCCCAGAAGGATTCGAAGCGGGTTCTTCTTGTTCCATTTTATCGTTAATGCTTTGGAGTAATTTAACCATTTTTTGTTGTTCTTTTAATTGTAGATTAGCTACATTGTTTATTTCATCCATAGAGTACGAAGGTTTTACATTTACTTCCGAAGTAGCTTTTTCTCTTCTTATTTCATTTGCTACATCAACTCCAGAGCTAGAAGTTATAATGTTTTGTTTCATTTCATCGGCTGACATTCCATCGCCTCGGAATTTCGAACTCAAACTTTCATCTATTGAATATGGCTTTGTTGCCATAGGTCGATTTTTCCATTGGTTCTCATCCGTAAATGAATTGCGAGGTTCTGAGTTTATCGATTTCTGAAAGTCAGTAAATAAATTGCGAGGTTCTGAATTTATCGATTTCTGATCAGTAAATAAATTGCGAGGTTCTGAATTTATCGATCTCTGATCAGTAAATTGCTCGCTAGGCTCTGAAAGTATATTTATTTTTGAATCAATAGGTTGGCTGATTTCCTTGCCGAAACCAATAAAATTAGAGAACATATTGCCAATAGAAGAACCTAAGTTTCCAATGGATTCTATGCTGTTTTTTAAAAGCATCAACGAATCACTCAACATCATGATTCCTGTTGTAATCATGTCTATTCTTTTAACAGTTTTTCCTATTTTTTCATTCGATGGCATAAAAATTTCTATTGGATCTAATATATTTTCAAGTATTGATTTTCCTATTGTTTCTATTGCATTAGAGTTAAGTATTTCTGCAAAATTTTCGTTCAATGAAATTAACTCTTCGCAAGATTCTTTTATTGAATTCATGTGATGCTTCATAAATTCCAAAGCATCCGCAGTCATTTCGACCATTGCGGTTGCCCTTTCCCAATGAGATTTTTCTGCGAAGTTTGCGAATATCGAATTAACAATGTGATTCCATATGGCAATGCCTACTACTTTAAAAATAGATTCGTCTCTTAATCCACTGTAAATCGAAATATTGTCTTTGTAATCTTTATATATTTGTTCTACTTCCATGTGGATCAAAGACATTTTTTGCGACATTATCTGCAAGCTATTAGATGTGTCTTCGACCATTCCGGTCGCTGTTTGCCAATGAGACTGACTTGCAAAATTATGCAATATTTGATTTACGATTTGATTCCATATTGTAATAGCCATATCATTAATGGGTATATTATTGTTTATTGATAAGTAAGCCCCAGCACTAGCTTTGTAATCCTTGTATATTTGTTCTACTTTGATGTGAATTCCTTGAAGATTGTAAACCATTCTATTTAATCTTTGTAATGTTTCATATGAAATATCTAAAGATTCATCGAGATCGCCAGTAGTAGGGAAGTTATTTATAATGTCTTGTACTATTTTAAAATTAATTGTACTACCAACATGTGCCATTGGTCCGTCTGTGCTAAATCCAATACATGATCCAATTGCAACATCTCTATAGTTCTTGTATATGTCTTTGATATCTTGATTTATTTGCACAAGAATGACTGCTAAGTTTTCCATGATTTCTGAAGTTGGAATCATTTTGCTTTTTACTTTTTCTACATCACTGGCATCGGCAAAATTATTAGGATCGTTAATTGCTGTTACAATTCCTTTTATAAGTGATCCTATAGAATTAATGTATCCTACGAAGTCGGTTTGTCCTTTAGCTAGTGTTGCAGAAACACTCGCTAGTTTTTTTGTTTTGGTTATAGGTTCTTCGGTTACTTCTGTTTGATCTAGAAATAGTGTTTTAAGAGATAATGTTATGTTTTTAAAAACTTCAAGCATGTTTGCTATGAATATAAGTTTTTGGACTTCGTCTCCTTTAAGTCCAGATAATTTACCACCAACTTGATCTATTACAGTTTTTAGTAATTCCATTACATGTCCTATTGGAGTTCCTAAAGTATCTTTAATTTTAGATATTGCACTTTGAATTGCTTCTCCGCTTGCTCCTGATGCTTCTGATTTTGGAAGACTAGCTTCTAAGTCTTGCATTATTTGGTTGAGACCTTTGTTTCCCCCATCTCCATTAATTACTAAAAACAAAAATCTTACTGCTACTATAGCATTGATACATTCTTCTAGTTTCTTAACAGCTTCTGACACCCCTTTAAGATCTCCTATTGGTAGGTTTTGTAATGTTTCTATTATTCCAGAAGACAACTCTATAACAGTTTTTATATTTTCTCCCATACTGGTTTTTATGTCTTTTATTTTGTCGCCTCTGTCTGCCAAGAATGGTGTTTTTACGCCTTGTGCCTGTACTTTTCCGCCCCCTAATTGTTTGTTTAATTCATCTTGAATTTCGTTTAGACGATTTAAATGCAACATCATTGTTCCAACTGCTGCAATGGCTTCTATTAAAATGTTTAATTTTGTAACTTCTTGTTCCATCCCTTTTACATCTGGTAGTTGTTGTGCTTTTAAAACTTCTATAATAGAAGAAGAAAATTCAACTACGAATGTAACTATTCCGTTTAAATGGTCTTTTAATTTATCTTTTTTTAATATCGTATATTCTCCTACCTCTACTATTCCTTTTCCGGCTTCTTTTCCGATGGAATACATTTCGGTATCTAAATCTTGTAATAATTCCATGGTTTCTGAAAAGTTTTTTATCAATTCCAACATTGATTTCATGAAGTGTGACAATCCTGTTACTGCTGCAAATGCATTTTCAATTTCTTGATATTTTCCTTTTGTGTCTATTGCCTTTGTTATTATTTTCACGAAATCATATGTTTGGTCTACTGCTTCTTTTATGTTTTTAGATGCTCCTGCGAATCCACCGTTTTTATTTGTTTTGATTTCGTTTGCTGTTTTTGCACTTGTGTTGTAATTATCTATCATGCTTGAAACTTTACTTGTTATCGTCGTTAGCTGTTCAAATCTCTTAATAGATTCTTCTAATGATTTAGGGTCTTTGTTGTTTGATTTAAGTGCCGCATCCATCGCATCAATAACAGAAGATAAATTTAATATTACGCTAGTGATTGTTTTTGCCATGTCTTTAGATCCTTGCGCTGCCTTATCTGCTTTGCTTATTCCTGTCGTTAATGCTCTAAGGAACCAGATGTTTGCTACAACGCTATTGTCTGTATCGTATTCTGTTTTTTCTGTATTCTTTTGTAGATTTAACATTTGATTTGACATTGTTCCCATGGCTGAAGCTAGTCTCGTAAACATATCTAATGATGGAAGTATTTTGTCTAAATCCTTCATGTCTTTTTTGCCGATATTTAAATCTTGTACTAAAGTTTTTACTCCACCATATATTGCCGTCAATGGTGCAGACAAACTATCAAGAGAAGTTTTTATATCTTCAATCCCAGTAGTTCGAAAACCATAGAGCCAGCCTTTTGCTTCTGTCAATGGTTTGATTTGTTCCGAATACGCTTTCAAAAATTCTGCAATGCCTGAAAATACAGCCCCGATTCCTTTAGCTGCCGATGCGGCTGTTCCCAGCGACTTTAAGTTTTTGAAATTATCAACTAATGGTTGTATTATCCCAGTATTCAAAGTTACAATTATAGTTGCGAAATGTTTAGAAAATGACATTCCTAATTCTTTTATTTGTTCGATACTAGGATTACGCCAAGGTGTCCACCAGCTTGTGTCTTTGCCAAAATAAGTCACAATATTACTAAGAGTCTCCAACATGTCTGCTATACTTGACAACGCCTGACTTATAAGAACAGAAGCCTTAAGTGCTTGACTGGTTTTCTTCATACCGCTTTTGTTAAAATTGTTTAATATAGGATCTATAATTCCTTTTTTGACTACATCTCTACATATGATTTCCATGGATTCGGAGAAACCAACTGAAAATTCTTTTATATCTTCCATAACGCTATTGCCCCAAAATATATACTTAGGGGCTGTCAATGAAACTAATGATGATCCTATTACTCTTACCATTTCTATTACAGAAATAATTGCTTTAGTCATGTCTTCTGAGAATTTAGCTAAAAACTCGACTCCTTTTAATCCTCCTACTTGATTGGAAACATTCTTGATTAACTTTCCAAGTGCTTTCACAAAATCTATAATAAAAACAGAAATTCCAGAAATCATTTCTGTCGCATAAGGAAGAAAAACTCCAAATGCAAGAGATATTAATCCGATGTTTATTGGATTAAGAAGGTAAAGAATCATACCTCCTGTTTTCCACAATTGGAAAATCAAAGTTCCTAAACCACCAAATAAAGATTTTATAGTTTCTGTAGTTTCATCAATTTGTTTTTTGTCTAATCCAGTTCCAGAAATTATCTTGCTGCAAAATTTAAAAACAGATGCTGAAACTTCTAGGAAAATTGGAAGTCCGTAATTAAGTGCAACAGCGCCTGCTGCTATGGCGCCTAGAACAAGAGGATTTAACATCATTTTAGCACCAAGACCAAGAGCGAATAGTCCATATACAGCTGCTGCCATTCCTACAGCTAGTAGTCCTAATCCGCCAATAAGAGCAGTTACTGTCTCTACTGTTTCTTTTATTTTAGCTGTGTCTAAATCGGCACCGCTTAGAATGCCAGCACACCACTTCATTAATGTGGAAGCTAAATACAACATGATCGGCATGGCAAAGAAAAGCATAGCAGCACCAACGCCAATCGCCTTAAGAGCAGCTATTCCTTGTGGGCCTGTAAAAAATAACATGGCTTGTCCACCAGCAGCTAAAAGTCCCCACAAGGCTAGTCCTATTGCGACTGATATAAGTGTTAATCCTGCTATCAGTGTTATGACTTTAGTTATTGTTTCTTCTATTTTTTGTTGAGACAAATCTGAAGACTCAAGAACTTTTGCACAAAAACTAACAAGCATAGCTGCTAAAGTTATGATAATAGGAGTTAATATTATGAGGAAAGCTGCTGCTGATCCTATCATGGCCCAAGTAACTACTGCTTGTGGCCCTAAGAACAATGCATTGGCTCCTGCTCCGATTGCCAAAAACACACCAGTTGCTAATGCTACTGAGGCCATTATTGCAGTTAATCCAAGAATTAAAGAAAGTACGCTTTTTGTAGTTTCTTGTATGGTTGCTGAATCTAACAATAAAGTATCTAGAATTCTTTTTGACATGAAAATTAAAGCAGAACCAAGACCTATTAACACAGCACTAATAAGCAGTAATGGAACTGCACATAATGCTAATTTGCCTGCCAACATAAGAGCATTTTTAGCAAAACCAGTGAAACTAAAATCTTTTGTTGCTTCTAAGACTTCTGAAACTCCGACTATCATGGCCACAGCAGCGCCCATTATAGCTCCGATTAACGCACCTGTTTCGACAATGTTGTCTGTGTTTATGTCTGCTATGCTTAAAACAAGTCTTCCAATTGCTATTAATGCTGCTCCTAATCCCATTACTGCTAATCCAAGTAAAAGCATTGCTGGTATCATATTAATTATTTTGAAAGCAAGACCGTACGCTCCACTTGTGAAGCCTTCTGAATTCATATCTTTATATTGTTCGATCATCGCCATTGAACCCATAATAAAGGCAGCACCAGCACCTGCGACTGCTGCTATTACCACTCCAACTTCCATGATTCTTCCAACATCTAGATTTAATTCTTTTAGAATTTGATCGCCTATGACTACAAGTGCTGTTCCCAATAGTAATATCGCAGCGCCAATAATCATTATTGCTGGTGCTGCTTTAGCCATTTCTTCGGCTTGTCCGCTTAAAGAAGATATATCAAATCCCATGATAGAAGGAGCGCCTTGATTTTTCATGCTTCCTTTTTCTTTTTTATTCATCGCTCCTTGATCTTTTGCGTTGAATTTTTCTTTTTTATTGGTTATTTTATCGTCTAAGGTGTTTTTTCTTTCGATCTTGTTTAGGAACTTTTCTTCTTTGATCATTTTTCTTTCATGTTTGTCTTTGGATCTTTGAAGTGATTTGTCTGCGCTTTCTTTTTCTCCTACTTGTGGTATTTTAGAAGCCCTTCCTTCTCTAATAGCCTTTTTTTCTTCTAATCTTTGCTTAAGTGCATCATTAGCTTCTTTGTCTATTTTACCAGTACTTGGCACAGCGGGAGGAGGTGTTGTTCCGGCTGCGGTGGTGGCTACAGTTGGTGGTACTGTTGGCGAAGTAGTTGTAACTCCAGCCGCTTTGATTTTGTCTGCTTTTTGTTGTTGTTGAATTTTTTTCTCTGCAACTGGGTCCCAATTCTTATCTTCCATTCTTTTAGCAGTCGCAAGTTTTTCTTCAGAGGTTTGACTGAAACTTTGTGTAGTTGTTGGTTTGGATTGCGTTAACGCAGTTGACGCATCTGATTTTCCAGTTGTTGTTTCTGGCGGAGCATTTTTGTTGACACAGCATTTGTTTATAGACTGATCAATTAATTTTAAACTTTCTAGTATTTTATTTAAAATCTTTTCAGCGTGATGATCGTGTGTCGAAAGAGAGTGACCGCTTGTTCCTGCTTTTTCCAGACTCTCAGTAGCTTTTGCCGTTGATGTTTCTGCTGCATTTGGCGGAATGGCATCTCGAATTACTATAGGTTCTGTTGAGGCTCTAGGTGTTGGGTTTCTAACTTCTTCCCACTTGGCTTTTATTGAGTTTATAACATTTTCAAATGAGTCTCTAAGGTTTATTCCCTTAGATATTGTTGTAGCTGCAATACTAGCTACGGTGGATATTCCTGTTATGGCATTTCCTATTTGTGATGTGCCTAACAATGTTAGTACGGAACCGCTCCAAGTTCTAAAATAATCATTATATTCTCTAAGGGTTTGCTCCATGCTTCTTGCTGGATCAAGTTGTGCCTTTGCAGCAGTAGAGGCTTCTTGCTCTTTTGCTGTGAGTTTTGCAGATAGCACTCTCATTGCTTCTGGATTGTTGATTGCTTTTTCTATTTCCGAAGAAGAAATTTTAAGTTCTTTTTTCCCGCCAGCTTTTAAACTTTGATTTATATTGTTTATCGCACTTACAAATGCTCCTTTTGCAACTTCTTTATCGGAAGCAGCTGTTAATCCAAGAACATTTAATTCGTCTGCATATGTGCTGGCCCTAGCATTGAAGTTAGCGAATGCTTCTCCCATATTTTTTGCATTTTTAGATGCTTCGTCTAGAACAGTTAAGACGGCAAAACTTGCCGATAATTTAAGAGACCTTTCTTTTTCTACAATTATTGCTTTTTCTTCTAAATTAAGATTTTTCTTTTTTTCCTTGTTTAAGTCTGCCAACTTTTCACTTAAAGTTTTAGTTCCTTCTTCGAGAGATAAAATTTGACGCTTTGCTTGATCTACTTCGATACCAAAAGCAGTTTTCAAAGTCATATTAATATTGAATTTTTGTGCATCTGTCATGCCCTCTATGGCTTCTAAACTTTCGACTCCGAACATCTTAAGTGTTTCTCTCATGCCCCTAGCAATATCTTTGGTTCCTTGTTTTGTTTTTAAAATCGAACCATTTAAAAGGTCTGTTGTTCTGCCTACTGCGTTTGCAGATATAAACAAGAAATTTTTAGTTTCAGAAGATGCTTTCATCATTAGATCTGTACTACTAGACATTGCAGTCAAAAGAGGTGCTAGTTCTTGTGCGATACCGAATTTTTGTGCGCTTGCAGATATAGATTGGATGTTTTTTGCTGCTGCTGAAGTTAGTTGGCCAGCATTTCTCATTGTTTCTATGAATTGCATGCTACTTTGCACGGCTTTTGCTAGTTCTTTTCCGGTCAATCCTGAATTTTTAGCTACTTCACGCATACCACGACCCATTTCGGCAATTTGCATTTCACTCATGCCATATTGGGTATTTAATTTTTGGAAAGTATCAGATAGTTCGCCAGCTTCTAATCCGAGTTGTTTTTCGGTGTTTAATTGGGCTGTCGTGATGGCCTTTGCCATTTTCAATTCTCTATTTCCAGATTTCAAAGCATTACCAAGATTTTTTTGAAATTCTTCTCTTGATGCTCCAGTTTTTTGAGATGTCTTTTCTAATAGCGTATATTCGCTTAGTAATTTTTTATTTGTAGACAAAGCTCCTGTTGTTTCATATGCAATGTCTTTTTGTGAAGATACAAAGGTTCTTTCATCTTTGATTATTCCTTTGAATGCCTTTTCGTGTGCATCGCCAACGCCAGCGAAAACATCATCTGTAATCGAAGCCACATCTTTGAAAGAACTTACAAGGTTTCTTGTTCTGTATCTTTTATCATTGTCTATTCTGTCTTTTTTTGCTCGTTTTTTGTCTTCTGGAGTTTGTTCTGGTTCGTCATTTTCTTGCATGTATGGACTAAATGATTCTTTATCTTTGTTATTTGATTTCTTTGATAAAATATCTATTAATTTGTCTAGTTTTTTGTTAGTACTGTTGTTTCTTCCATTTGGTACTTTTGGCGTTTTCGGTCCCGCTGTCGATGCAGTCGATGATGGTGTTGTAGGTCCTGTCGTATTTTTACTTTTTTTCTTTTTACTTAAATTATTAGATTCTTCTATAGCTTTGGTAAGTTCTTTCATTCCTTCGACAGCTTTAGTGTTTGCCTTCATTTCTTCCGTGAATGGCTTAAAAGCATCTTCTAATATTTTCTTGAGTTCCGACATGTCTGGAGGAGTAGTGCGTCGATCATCTTTTTTTTCGGTGTTAATGCTCATGAGAAGAGCTTTTATTTCTCCCATGGTCAAGTTAAGGTTTTGTATGTCTACTGTGTCTGCCATTTAAATGCCTATATTAAAATCTTCTAAAGTATTTATAGTTATTACACTTATGTTATTTATTTATTCTCTATTTTATTACTCTGTGAGACCATTTCGTTTGCACTCGGATTGGTAAGTCTTTGCAATTGTTCCCTAACAGACTTACGAATAGCTTCAATTTCATTTGGGTTAAACGATCTTACAGAGGCAAGAACATTGAGAAGAAATGTTGTATTAAGAGTTTTTAGCTGTCTGATCCCAGTTCTTCTGTATTGTCTAAAAGCTCCACTTATATATGAATCTTCTTTTATATTTGCATAAGAAAAGGCTAGATTATTCACATTAGGTTGGAGTAATTTTTTAATTGTTGGAAATGTCAAATAATGAAGATTTATGCCTCTGATATGTATTGGGTTTTTCTGCGGATAATTCACATCAGTAAGTAACACTAAAGGGTACGGATCGTGACCCGGTTTGTGGAAAATATAGTTAAATACAATTAAACTTCCTTTGTTTACAGCTTTGACCATTTGATTGTAAATAGGGCCATATTGATTGGCTCTTGCGGTTGGTCCATAAACATCTTCAATTATAGAAGGTATAAATAAGTTATCTGCCATATTTTATATATTAATTTTTAAAAAATTATATGATAGACTTTGGGGAAATAAGGTATTTGTAGTAATTCAGGAATTTATCCCAAGCATTATGTGTTATTGACTGTCTGTTTATTTGAAAAAAGTGTAAAGCGTATGTTTTATTGCACAATTTATTAAAATCTATTCTTTCATAATCCATAAAGTCTCTTTGCGTGTTGTCTTTAAGTATTTGATATGTCGTTGTTCCAGAACTAAAAGAATTAACATGAAGTTTATTGGGGTGCATTCCAATTACATGACTTCTAGGAATTAAAATATGTTCGCCTTTTGTGAGAACAGATGTAATTAGTCCTTGTTCGTCTCCTCCATTTACTTTTTTCGAAGGTTTGCATGTATCCCAAAGAGAACAAAGTTTTTTTTCAAATTTAAAGTTTGGTGGCAGTCCGATAATTCCAGAATTCAAAGCAAAGCAATCATTGAACTCGTTAATCGATTCGTAAACTCCCATATGTATCGACACATCTTCTAGTGCAAGAGGCAATTCACTTTTTAAAAACTGATTTATTTCTGGTATTTGTTTTAAAAAAACTATGTCGTTGTCGATAATAATTTCATGAGCATTAGGTCTCAAACGAGCAGGACACAATTTCCATAAACTTCCAGCAGAAATACGGTGATTAATAGTAGCGTCTGTTCCTTTTGGAAATCTAACATCAATTGGTAGCTCGCAATTTTTTTGTTTATAATATTTTAACGGTGAATCTATTGTTGAAAATGTTTTTTTTAATTCGAATAATTTTCTTTCTGATATATTGTTGTGACAAATGCAATAATCAAAATCATTGTATCCATAATTTTTAATTAGACTTTTTATGCAATGAAATGTAACTTCGTATCCGCTTTTACTAGTTCTCCCAAGTGTTATACGCATTAATGTTTTTGGTTTTGTTACTGGAAGTTCTTTGTATGTTTTAGAATTAAAAATTGATTTAATGAATGTGTGTATTCTAAATTTTTCTTTATCTATATTTATCAAATGATTATGTGCTGCTAGAACTTTATCGCAAGATATTTCGATTATATCTTCTTTTTTAGTGAAAAAAAGAGGGTAGTTTTCTCCCAAGTATTCTTCTGCTATTGGGTGTCTTTTCAGCAACATAGGAGTGTTTCTCTCCAAGCACTCTAAGAACAAATCTAATTGGATAAATTCATCAAAATTAAAGTACACCAAGCTACTAGTTAGTATTTTTTCGTATTTGACTATGTTTGTTTCTGTCAATTTGATTATTATTTTCGAGAAAGATTTTTGAACAAATGGTTGGTATTTTTTTTGTAAAAAAACTATTTTTTTATCGTCAATAAAGTTGGTGTACGAGAATTTCTTTTGATATTGTTTTACTGGATAGTAAATTTTTTCTATTGGAACATTGGTGGTGTTTTTTTCAATTGATTTCTTCAGGTATTCTGAAAAAACAAAAAGACCTTTGCATGGATCTAATTTTTTGTAATCTTTAATATCGTTGTGTAGTATTCCAATGAATTCGCTTTCTACATTTTTGAATATTTCTTTATCCACGCAAGAAAAAAATCTCATTCCTGATTCGTCTAGTGCTGAACAAAGTGCTACATCATTTGTATTCCAAACATCATTTGATTCGTATGACAAATCGATCCCAGAATCATAGTATGTCGTTTTTGCGTTTTTTTTGTCGAATCCTAAAATCAATTTTATATTTTCTTGTAATTTTTCTATGCTTAATTCTATGTTTGCTGTTTTGCATGATTCGTTTTGAAATTCTATCATTTTTGAATTGTTTTTATTTTTTACTTTGATTAGTAATTCGTATAAATCTTTTCTAGTTTTGTAAAAAAATCCATTTTTATAATCGTCTATAAATTCTTGAGTAAAGTGAGTTTTTTTAATCATCAATATTTTGTTGTAATATAAGCATTTCCAAATATGAAATTGAACATCATCTTGATCTTCGATAATTACAACATCGGATTGGTTGTAGAAGTTTATTTGATCTTTTTTTTGGTAATGAATGAAATCACAAGAGGCTTTAGCTATTGTTTTTTCTATTTTAGAAATGTCTTTGGCTATTACTCCTACTGTGAATTGCGTGTTTTTTTTTATTTCTGGAAGTTGAGAGAAATCTAAGCCGGTATATGCGTGAAATTTTGGTAAGTCCGTGAGAGCGTTAAGTTTTATTGTATTGGTTAAAAAATTTGTTATAACGCCTTCGCAAATTTGAAAATCATAAGAATCAAAGTAATCTGAGAAACTTATTGGTTCGTATATCGCACATATCTTTTTGATTTTACTGAAGTGTTTTTTTGTAAGATCGAATTTTTTTCGATATTCTTTAAAGAAAATCAAACAATCAAATTTTTTTATGAAAAATTCATTGGTTTCATCTATTTGAAGGCAATCAAATTCTGATTTTACATTTGATGAAATTGATTTTTGATACAGTATTGTTATTTTATATTTTGAAAATCTTTTCAGGTCTATAACAAAGTTTTCCATTCCACTATTTTCTTGAATGGAATGGAATAGCAATAATAGATTCACGATTTTTCCTTAGTCAAATGCGTGTCCGATATCTGAAAGATAGGCACGACACACGGAAATTTTGTTTTGGTGCCATTCTTCGAGGTCTGCTCCATTTTCGACCATTTCATGGATTTTTTGAGCGTAATGTGCGATAATTCGAAGGTTTTTCAAGTGCATTTCCATTCCTTCTTTTGCTCCACCGTCATTGCATTCGCAATCGCTTCCGCAACCACAACTACAATTTTCATTTATATTTTTCCATTCTTTGAAACTTTTCATATTTACCTCAAATGATTAATATTTATTTAAAACCATACCAGAATAATCTGTTCCTCCAGCTTTCATGATAAGATTCTTTTGGTCTGACCCTTTATTTATCATGTCTTCTTCTGCTTTTTGCGTCTTGATGAAAAAGTTTTTAATTTCTTTGATGATTGATTTTTTAATTTCTTTAAGAACTTCTTCTTCTGTATCCATATCGCTCATGAAATCATTAAACATTTCATTGATTTTTATTGAGTAGGCCATTCCGTATGGTTCTGTATCGGGATCTTGTTGGATTCTAAACGCCATACAGTCACCAATTTCATATATTCTCAATCCAGAAAAACTAAGTGACTTATTTTCTTTTGGAACTTTCACAAATATGTAAGGATCTTTGTTTTCTAAAAATTTACTTATTGAAAAATCATTTTCTAACATATTTGCTATTAGCTTAAGATGTTTAAGTGATTCTCTTTGTTTTCTTTCTACGAATTCTAAAAAATTTCTCATATAAATTCCTTTAACATTGACGAAGTAAAATTTCACTCGAATTTGGAACGCATCTTTGAAGTGATCTAAGATCACTTGGATTACCTTTATATGGTTCTTCTTTTAATATTATTCCTTGCATGTTACTTACGGCTTCTTTTACTGTATCGTAATTTGCAGTTAAAAACATAACGCCATCGATTCTTTCCATGAAATCAAGTTCTTCGACTGAAGGATTTCCTTCGTCATCCAATTCTCCAGATTCTTTTGCGTATTTTATTTTTATATCCACATATGAAACTATGCTGCCATCATCTGAAATCATAGCTTCTGAATTTTCTAATTTAGACAACTTGATTATAAGTTTGCCTTCTTCGTATGCGTTTCTAATACAATTAGATATATCCCATCCGAGTGTGTATACTGTGCCATCTTCGTTAGCCACATTGATGATAAAGGCTCTTTTCTTGAAAGACTCGGCCAAGGCTTCTAAACAAATTCTTTTTCGGAGGACATCTTTTTCTTCTGGACTTCCGTCTTCTAATCTTTTTATTTCTGGATCACTAAGGAATTTTTTTGGATCATCTTCACGCATAGACCATTTACCGATATCGACTCTTCCCCATTTATCGTTAAATCTAGTTGAAATTCTGATTGAAAAATCTCTTTCGTTATAAACTACATCTTCTAAATTACCGCCAGTTCCAACTTGGACTCCGCCAATTAGCGATGCGATAAATTTTCTATGTAAATCTGCTTTCATTCCAAGCAAGCCTTTGATTTTTATAAATATAGGATTTATTTCATTTGATTCTTTTAGAGTTTGTGAAATATGGTTTACCAAAGAAACTGCTGGATTGTTTTTGTCTAATTCTTGATGAAGCAATTTTCTAATACTATCACTAGCTTTTTGAATATTAGCATTTTGTCTTAAAAAACATATTTGAAGATTATCTTCAACGAATTTTCTTGGATAAGAATCGAGTTCCATGTCTCTAATTTTGTGAATTAGATCCATTAGCTTGTTGGCATCGCCTTTGATTGATTCTTTGAAAAATGTATCTTTCCATAATTCAAAATTTTCATCATTATTTTCGGTTTCCTCTGGCATGTCTGGAGAATTAGGATCTTCCGACACATCATCTTCCTCGTTTTCTTTTGAGGATTCTGGAGGAGATTGATTGAGAACTTGTTGGTTGGTATCAGCTGGTGGTATTGTAGCATTTGGATCTTGTACGTTTGCATCTGGTGCAATAGCGGCCGTTGGCTGATTTACACTTGGGTCTATTTCTTGTTCGTTAATCCACCATTGCGTTGTATTATTTCTTGACATACTATTATTCCTTTTTTATCTTTGCTTTATTTAATGCTTCTATCAAAGATCTTCTCGAATTATTTCCATTATTACCAATATTAATTGTATTGTTTTGTTGTGCTGCTAGGTATTTAGGAAAGGTATCTCTTTCTTTTAATTTAATTCTAGTCATTAGATCTGCTACTTTTGACATTTTGTCAGACATATCACTTTTTATTTTAATTAAATTAACAAGAGCTTCTTTGGTTGACGATGTTGCGTCTCCGTCATTCATAACCATGTTGGCGAAATTATCGATGTAGGTATCTATTTGAGACCTATCGTCTTTAATGTAGCCAATTATGTCTTTGTACATTTCAACGAGTTCTTCGTCTTTCACTATGTTCGAAACATCAGACATGTGATTCTCTGGCATACCAATGTTAAGTTGAGGTACAACATTGTCAACATCTTTTGTCAATTGGTCGATTATATCTGTATCGATGTTTTGATTTATAAGTTTTTCATCATTTTCTGGTATGTCTTGATTCATATAACCTATATATGTTAAAGGCTTAAAAAGAAATGGACAAGTATGACAAATTCTAAAAATACAGATTCTCAAATCATTTTATTGTCAGACTTATCTACCAATATAAGTCATATAAGTAGCATCGTTTATAGAAATGATGAAAATATTCAAAACATAGAAAAGGAAATAAACCTTATTAATCAAAACATTGATAATTTAATTGATAAGGTTCACGATTTGGAATTGCAGATTAAAGATATTAGTTGCAAGGCGAATTCTACTGAAAGTATTATATCAAGAATTACAGATTGGGCTTTTAAAATTGTTGTTATTTTAACATCTGCTTACCTTCTATACGTTTTAAGACTTCCAAGTCCTTGATATTTTTTGATTAATAGTACTAAATAGTTTTATACAACTGGAGAGATTATGTCGAATTTTTTTAAAAAATATTGTTTGTTAAAAGAAACCAATGGCGATTTGCCTTTAGTTTCAAAGATTAAATTACAAAAAGAAAAGGACTTTAGTCCGTTTTCTGTCAACAAGTCTTCTCATGCAAATTTGAGAGATTTAATCAAGGCTTTTGATAATTCTAAAAATGTCAAACTTGGTTATACAACAATACAAAAAAACAAAGGTGAAATAGAGCCACAACTTAAAAAGAAGAAAATTTGGCTTACGGGTGGTGCGGTAAGAGACCATCTATCTAACAAAACAATTAAAAATTACGATATAGTGACTGATGCTACGCCATCAGAAATCCGTATGATCTTGTCCGATGAAGAACATGATTTTACAGAAGTAAAACCAGAAAACTTCCCTAAATCAAATAGAAGTAAATACGAAGATTTGCCAGAAGATTCAGATAATAAGCACTTCCACGCAAGTAGATGGAACAAATCTGGTAAAGAAATAGAATTCCAAGTTCACATTAAAGGACAAACCTTTAATGTTTCGACATTATCGAATGCTCCAAAGAGCAAATATCTTTCTCCAGATGAAAACAACGCAGCTTCTTCAATTGAAGAAGATGGCATGAATAGAGATTTGACATTTAATTCCATGTATATTCCTTTGAATAATTCAGATGGCGATAACGCAGACTTGTTAGATCCATTTGGTGGTTTAAGTGATTTGAAAAATAAAAGAATTGTTTTTATAAACAACAATATGTCGAAAAGAATCGAAGAAGATCCTCATGTTATTATGAGATATGCTAGTATGTTGAATAGATTTGGAGAAAAACCAGATCAAGGATTGATTAATTCTATTTCTAAAATGGACAATTTAAGATTTGATAAAAAAATATTACATGATGAATTTTTAAAAGGTTTGTCTCATCCAGATGTAAACACTAAGAAATTTTTAAGTACCTTGCATAGTTTAGGTATTGTAAAACATTTATTCCCAAGTTCTAAATTTGATTCAAATATTCCAGAAATAAATAGAGACAAACATTTAAGTTTGGCTCATATTTATAAAAACTCTGAACCAGAAGATGCCAAACAAGATTTGATGTCTTTGGGATATAAGTCAACTGAGGCTGGCGACATTTGTCATCTTGTGAAATTACACAATTGGGCAAAAAATTCATACGACCCTATGATGTTTTATGACCTTAAGCATGCTCCATGCGGATTGTCTAAAAACAAACTTAAAAATTGGATGAACCTCAATGGTCACGATGGCAATAAATTTGATAATTTCATCAATCATGACGAAAACGATTTAGACTTCGATGCTAAGAACGATGAATCTATGGAATACAATCCTATTTATTATGCTTTCCACAACAGAAAGCCAGTTGGAGACGAAGTAGAAGGAATAAAAAGATTTTTATCAACTAAAAAGTGGCAGGATAATTCTCTTTAATTTCTTTGTAGTATTTTTCAATGCCTTTGTCTAAATCGTACTTAGGTTTATACCCAAGATCACTTTCGGCCAATGAAATGTCGTTTGTTTCTATGTTTTGATACGATTTTATGTTTTTGTTTTTAATTAATTTTGGTTTATTTTTATAATTTGTAATACGAGCTAGTTTTTCAAACAAATCAATAAAAGAAATAGTACTTCCAGATCCAATATTGTAAATACCGTGTTTGCTTGCTTGAAGTGATTTGAAAATCGCTTCGCAAACATCTTCTACATAGACCCAATCTCTTTTGTTGCCTGTTTCTTCGAATAAATCAATTGTCTTGTTAAGTATCATGTTCTTTAACATTCGTCCAAGAAAGCTCATTCTTCTTTCTTTAATGCATTCATAGGGTCCATAAACATTGCATAATCGCAAACCAACTATTGTTATATCTTTTTCGCCATTGAACGCAGTTTTATCTGTTATGAAATTATCAAACATTAGTTTAGATGTAGCGTAAATGTTAAGAGGGTCTTCTTGGTCTTTTTTGTTACCATACACCGCTATACTTGATGCGTAAACAAATCGACTGCAATTAAGTTTTTTTGCTAATTTAAGCATCTTTTTGGATGAAAGATAATTGTGTCTCATCATTTGTTCGGTATCTTCTGATAAAGTATCGTTGTTTGCTGCCATGTGAATCATAGCGTCCGCTTTTTTTGTTAGTAAATATTTACTTTTCAATCCAATTAAACCAGTAAAAATAGCTTCATCTGCGATATCACTAGATTCACAAGTGTAATCGCAAACTGCAATAACATGCATTTTTTTATTTTTTAAATATTTGACTAAATTCGTTCCAATAAAACCAGAGGCACCTGTTACTATTATTTTCATAAACATTTTCCTTATTTATACTAAAATAGTTTATGGATTATTTATTAGTATCAAAAATCAATGAATTTCATCAATGGCAAAATGAATTGCTTATTGAAAGTTTTATACAAAAAAATCTTACAAGTAATTTAAAATTATCTTTTTTTGCAGATACTCTTTCTGATAATTTAAAATATATGTTCAACACAGCGTTTCAGGGAATTCAAATGTATCAAATGCCAGATCATGGATTTGAATTTGGCTACTCAAAGGCGAATATATTTTTTTCCATAAGAAACCTCGTTGACAACAATGAGTTGAAATCATCTTTCGCTCTTTTGGAAAGCGATGTTGTATTGCACAAGCCTTTTGAAGATAGTGTTAAGACCGAATTTCCTTCTGTGTTTTTTTCCAGCAATTTAGATTTCGATTATAATAAATTCATGGAAGAAATACCAAACTTTAAAGAAATATTTGATGTTACTGATGATTTTTTATCTGATAATTGGATTAGCATGGGTGCTGTAATTGTTTTCAACAACATGAAATTAGATTTTTTTAATGCATTGATTGAACACATAGCTTATGTGTCGTTGAAACAATATAGATTGAATGAAAAGGTTCATGAAAAAACATATAAAATTATGTTAGCAATTATTCTTATGAAAAATAAATCTAAACTTTATATGAATTATCTTCCCAATTGCGAATCACACATGCGAGACAATAATGATAATTTTAATTTCATACACTACAAAAATGGATTTCCTCCATTTTTTCATAAATTTATGTTTATTAATTCTAGTTTAAATTACGGAGATCCTTTTGAATTGCTGCGTGTCAATCCAAGTACATACGCTTCTTATTACATGCATAATTTAGCTGGATCTTATTTGAAGAAGATAGGCAGAAAACTAGAACCAGTATTGTTAATTTAGGAGTATACATTGATAAGAGAAATCAAGATAGATGAAAATATAAAATGTAAAACCTCAGATTTGATAGAAATGCCAGTAATTGTCAAGGTAAACAAATTCGATGACGAGGCAGTTAAAGGTTTTTACGAAGATTTTGAAAAATGCCTCACAACTGGTCAGCCATTTGTGCCAATATTAATTGATTCATATGGTGGTCAGGTCTATAGCTTGTTGTCTATGATGGCTATTATTCAAAATTCAAAATTCCCAATTTATACAATCGTACAAGGCAAGGCTATGAGTTGCGGAGCTATTCTTTTTGGAATGGGTCATCAAAGGTATATGTCTGAAAACGCAACACTTATGTTGCACGATGTGTCCACAATGTCGTGCGGAAAGGTCGAAGAAATTAAATCTGATGCAAAAGAAGCAGAAAGATTGAATAAATTAATTTTTAGTCAATTATCGAAAAACTGTGGTCACAATCATGATTACTTCAACAATATCATACACTCCAAAGGAAGGGCGGATTGGTACTTGGACAACAAAGAATCTAAGAAGCATAAAATTTGCACTCACATTGGCGTTCCCACTCTTCAAATAAATGTGGATGTAAGTTACAAAATAAAAATTTAATTTGACATGTACAGTCGCTGAATTAAAAGTAGAATGCCTTTGTACTTTTGATTTTTAACTTAAACGAGGCGATTTCTTTAAATGAGTCATATAATCCAACAACAAGCTGATTTTTCTGATTTGGCTGGCATGGGTCTAGATTTAGTTAAATTAAAGAACTCTGAAACTAATGAAATTATAGCTTATATTGGGGTTTTTAATGGCGAAGAAAGTGTCAATTTCATAAAACCAGTAAGCATAAAAGATTTAATTGCCGTTTCTGGAATTTTCGGGAAAAAGAAATTCAGTAAATCTATGGGCAAAAAAGACTTGGTAAAAGCGGAAGTTTTTATTAACAAGAAATTCAACAATCGTTAAAATAATTTCAAATTAGGCTTTGATATAGCGAAAAAAGAATTTTTTTCAAATGTCATATAACTTATAAACAAATTATTTTTAATGCAAAATTTGTTGACAGCATCATTTACTTGAATGCTTGATTTGTCTTCTATGTTTTCGTAATTACTGCAACATAGTAAACCGCTGTATTTGACAAGTGGATACCACAAATCTAAATCTTTCGTTACATCTTCGTGGTATTTGCTTACGTCTAAATAAACCATATCGAAAAAATTTCTATCAAATAATTTGCTGGCCAAATCAGAGTTGGCTTTTATTATTTTGACATTATCTTTATTTATAAATGTCTTTAAAACATTTATATAGTTTTCTTCATGCGTTTGTTCGTCGCCTTCGTTGTATGTGTCTAGTAAATATTTTTCATCATCTTGCTCTTCCCAACAATCAATCAAGAATAACTTTTTTGGATCGCACAATATGTTGATTTGATTTGAAAATTCACCACGCAACACCCCTATTTCTGCAATAGTACCATTTTTTGGTATAAGATTTAAAATCTTTTTTGATGTATCGAAGTATTGAGTTTTTTCATTTAACATGTTGTAATTATATTAGTCTATTATTGTTCTTATTTTTATGGATGTTTTATGGATTACTTGAAAAATAAAAAGGTTTATCTTTCTGGACCAATTGAATTTGACGAAGGCAATTGGAGAGGACCTGTAATTGAAAAATTACAATCACACTTTGGCATGTCAGTATATGATCCATTTTCTGATCCAAAACAGCAATGGACAGAAAAAATACACGAAGCTAAAAAAAACAAAGATTATAATTACATGCGAGATTTGGCGAAAAAATTCGTACTTAAAGATTTAACTCAGGTCAACAGATCCGATGTTTTAATTGCTTATTTACCATACAAAGTTCCAACTATAGGCACACATACTGAAATCATAAAGAGCCTAGACAACAATACTCCGACCATATTAATTTGCCCTCAAGGAAAGGAAAACTTGCCAGTTTGGTATTTTGGCATGGCAGACCTCGACATGATGTTTGGAAGTTGGGATGAAGTTTTTTCTTATTTGTCAGATGTGGACAAAGGTGTTTTTTCGGATAACGAAAAATGGATGTTTGTTTACGGAAACATATAACATACATATAACATGGCAAGTTTAGCTCTTTTAGTTACATTTATCTTTATGTTTGTTATATTGATTGGTCCGATCTCATTGATCGTTTTCAATATTAAATTTTTGCCATCTTGGATTTCAACAGTTATGGCTGTTACAACATTGGCAGTAGGAGTTTTCTGGATTACATTGCCAGTAGCTGGAGCTAGATTGCTTGGTTGCATAGCCATATATTTTGGTTGGTTTATTTTATCTAAAAAATATTACAATGAAAACAAGTAGAATCCAAATTTTCGTAACCACATTTGTTATAGCGATTGCTGTTTTGTGCCTATATGTGGCGTTACATGAAAAACTTATAGTTAAAAAAAATCATTTTATTTCAAATTTTTCATCATTCAAAATGCAGTCTGATGATATATCGTGTGGGCCAGCCTGCGTATCTATGGTATTAGATTACTACTCTGTATTTCATGTCTACGACGAGATAAGAACAGAAACTAAAACCGAATGGTTCGTTTATAAAAACGAAAAATACGGAATGACAATTCCTAAAAACATCGTTTCTACATTAAAAAAACACCATATTCCTTGTAGTGTTTTTAGAGGTAATTTAGAATCACTTGAAGATAATATATCAAGAAACAAACCAGTAATATGCCTTATTAGATCGGGAAGATACACATGGCACTATGTGGTTGCAATTGGATTTTCTCCAAATAATATTTACATAGGAAACCCATCCAATGGATTATTGGAATGTATAAGTAAAAAAACATTTTATGAAAGTTGGAGCTTCTATGGAGACATCAATAGAAACAATTATTCTTTTTTTGATTCTATGATTCTATTGTTGCGAACAGCTTCGATATATCCAAATGTTATGATCGTATAAAGAGGGCATCCATGCCCAAAAACGTCATTTTGACTAATTATATATATTAAAATAATTCAAGTTAATATATATTTTTATGAACGAATCAGAATCAATAGTAACATGTAAAGACATAGACAATCCAAACTTTCAAATATGGGGAGCATTGTCTGATTTAAATTGTAAAAAGAGCAATACACCCAAAGTAAGAAGAATGGAATTAGATTTTAAAAATTGGTTCCATAAACAAAAAAAATCGTCTCGCTAATTTCTAAATGCTATCCAAGGCAGATTCTATATTAGATTGAAAATTAAAAAACTTTTCTAGTTTAGTTATTTGAAAAACTTCCATGATGTCAGCGTTGAGTCCAGTCAAAAACAACTTACCTTCTTTGGCTTTTACTTTTTTATTGATCGAGATTATTTTTCCAAGGAAAGAACTTGATAGATATTTAACTTTTGAGAAATCGATTATTATGAATTTTTTATCATTCGAATTTAGCACTTGATCGATTTCATCGGAAACCATACCCACCATGGTTTCATCATAAACTTTTGATTCTTTTATTTTAATTATTTCTGCGAGATTTGTATGTTCTAAGATCGTGTGACTTTCAAGTGACATATTACACCTCATTTTGTAAATTGATTAATATATATAGTGTTTGAGGATATTAAATATGAAATCGTTTTATTCATGGCTTGAAAGCATACACGACAAGCATCTTATTATAATGCGTGGATTGCCGGGTTCTGGAAGAACAAACAAGGCCAAAACCCTTGGTATTGGCGGAGTCATTTATTCTACCGATGAATATGATTTTGATGAAATTAAAAACGATGAAGAAAAAAATCAACACAAAACTGAACTGGCAATGCGAAAAGGCATAACTCCGATTGTAATCGACAACATGAACATAAAAGCCGAAGATATGAAGCCTTATGTTAAATTAGGTGACATGTATGGTTATAAAATAAAAATTGAATTGCCAGACAATGGGTGGGCTTGGGAACCAAAACAACTTGCTGTTAAGAATACTAAAAAAATACCACAACATGTATTAGAAAAAATGTTAGATGATTTCGAGCATGATGTTAAGCTGAACAAATTAAGATATGAAAAATAATCATATAGTTTCTAATGGCTTGAGTTCGTGCTGTTCCGCTATGTAACCATTTCCATGACCCAAATTTCCTATCCTTTGCTCTTTTAAAAGCTCTTCGCTTTTCATGAATCCTTTAAATGTATATGTTGGAAAACTGCCAATCATTAAAGCGAAAAAATCTACTTTTGGTTTCTTCCATCTCACCGCAAGAAGCCTTCCTGTGTGGTACTTCGTACTCTTTACATCCACCGTTCTTCCATCCCGTAAAATAGCGTCTCCATCATCTGTGCCTTCTGCTGAAGACCTTACTTGTACGGTTAAATCTGGATATACATTAAATAACTTACAAAATGCCAGTTCAGAAGAAATACCTTCAAGATCGGTTTGTTCGTTAGATTGTCCGCCCATTTTAGAGTTTTTAACATTCATGTCTCTTGCGTTCTGGTATCTCTTGTTGGCTATCGCCTTACATATCAATTGTTCGGTCAAATCAAGAGTTATAGTGGTTCCTATAGCTACTTTGTTTTCAAATTCAGACATAAATAATCCTTTACATAAGTTTCCTTTTCGTAATTTAATTCATTTGCATACAATTTGTCAATTAAATTAATAGATATTTGGGAAGAAAAAACCACCACAATAAATTAATTTAAATTTAAAACAATAAATTTAAAAATAAATAATTTAAAAGGATTAATTATGATTGAATTTAAAAATTATGTAGAACAAAAAGATTTAGTCGAAGGCATGGAATGGTACGAGCAAGGCGTGGTGGAAAAAGAACACATTCCTAAAATACAAAGTGCTTTTGAAGTTCTTAAGTCGATTTCAGACGAAACAAAAGACAAGCTAGTTGATTTTTATAGATCGGTTAAAATGATGGAAAGCTCTGAGTTTATCAGAAAACTAAAATCCGTTCAAAATAAACACGCAGAACTAAAATTAGAACTAACAAGAGGACTCGTCAACGAATTAAAATTCAACGAAATAAAGATCATAACTAGTATTCCTAGAATCGAAGAATACATGAAAGACTTAATCAAAAAATCAAAAAAAGAAGACGAAGAACCCGATGCGAAGCGTATTATCGCAAGAGGTCTTGGACGTTAATTAAAATCAAACAATTTATCGAAGGGTTTAATATGATATCATTTAAAGAATGGTTAAAATACAATAAAGTTATAATCCAACCAGATAAAAACATAATAAACGAAAAGAAAAAGAAAAAAAGTAAAATTCCATTAGAAATGTTTCCCGGTAAAAAGGTCGTTATGGGAGACATAGGCTGGTTCTAATTAATATATTTTTAATTTATTATAGATATTGACATCATATAGCTTTACAAAAATTTATTTATGGATATAGTAAAGATACACACAAGGAGTGAAGTATATGAAAAAGTTTACACGGTCTGATTTTTCCGAAGATACAAAAAAAAGCATAATTGGCGAAATAATTGCTAGGTTTAAATTAGATGAGCCAAAAGCAAAATTACTTTGCAAACAAGTCACAGATTGCCAAGTATGGGTAAACGATATATACCAAGTTAACTTGCAAAATGGCATTCAAGCCAAACACTACATTCACTTGAAAGAAAACCAAATTGAAGACTTCCTGTATTTGTCTATAAAGAGAAAAGACAAGGAAGCTATTTTTGATATAGAACACCTACAACAAATAAAAGACGAACTAGCTGGAGAAAACAGAATCGCCATAGAATTGTACCCTTCTCAAGCAAGGGTATTAGATTGTGCGAACCAATATCATTTGTTTGTTTTTCCAGAAAAAACATTTCCTTTTGAATTTAATCCAAATGAATTCAAAAAAACCTCTGAATTTTATAGCGATCATGAAAAACAAGTTTTTGTTTACAGACAACCCTCTGGAGGAGTTTGTATCAAAATAAAAAGACACGATAATAAAAAAATTAGAGATTGGCGTGATATACAATCATT